CGAAGTCTATGGAAGTGAAATCTATCATAACAAATACCTTTGTAATTACATCTACAAATATAGTAAAAGATATTTGTTTATCAAATACTTTTATGTTTTTCTTTTTAGAAAAAGGTGCGCCTATCTTCACAGACAAACGCACTTGAATTTAATAACAATTAAATCATAAATATTTGTCAATGAGCATTTTTTTTGTGTCTTCAATTATTTCGTCAACATTTATCCCAAGTTGTCGATAGAAATCACCATGCCCTGACAAGGTTTCATGAGCTATCTGAATACTTCTCTTCTCCTCCTTATTGAAACCAAACCTAAATGTCTTTAATATTGTAAGGGCGTCTTTGAAATACCCTGCTTTCAACAAAGCCCTTACCCTGTCAGTCTTTTTGTATAAACTCATGTTTAAAAGTATGTAAAATCTCTTTATTTTGTAGAACCTTTTAGCCAGCAGTTAACATAATCAAGTGTACCATCAATAGGCCTAACTCTTAGTCTGAACAGTCCTATTATATACACAAAGTTCTTTCTTACTCATCTTTTTTGCTTAGGTAAATGTAGAAATTAATTGACTTTCTTACCTTCAACCTGCTTTCCGTACGCAAACAAATCATTTCTTGTTATAGTTTTCATTTCCATGCTGTCATTATTTTGGTTTCAATCCACATTAACAATTCCTCTGACGAACAAGTTATTTTCTTAGGAACTTTTATTTTTCTATTTTGTTTACCAATTACTCGGCAGTAATTTAAAAAAAATACAATCTCTACTGTTTCTTTTCTTGCAAGCTGGTTAAGCTTTGACCATTTGTAGCTTGGAACATTAGCAGCAATGTTTGCTACATCCGAATTTAAATAAATTGTTATTGATTTCATTGCTCTTTTGTTTTTATTTATTTTTATTGCAAAGATAGTCATTTTATTTGTATTTACCAAATATAACTATCTGTATATCAAGACGTTAAACATTATTTAACCTTGATAAAAAAACATAAAAATAGTGTGCCTATCCATCACGGACGAACACACTAAGAGCAATGAAATCATCAGAAAAACTGAGATTTCGCCACAAAATTACAAAATGTTTTGTAACAACCAAGCATCATCTACATAATCTTTGGCATTTGGGTAGAACGTGGAGGCCAAGGCATCGCCGATGTCAGGACTACGGCCGAGCCTTGACTTGATGTCTTCTTTCGGTTCAATGATGATCTTACCACTACTTTGGAAAAACCAATGCACCTCGGTCAGCTCCGCATCCAGTTCTTCGCATGGTGGCAAGGCGGGGTTAAACCCATTCTTGGGGTTCAGCCAGTCCCTTACAGCCCAATAACAATAAGCGCGCATATTGGCAAATTCATATTGCCCAGTGATGTCGTGTAATCCCTTAGTGCCCTCAGAGAACTTACACGAGTAGGCATTAGTATATCCCAGCTCTTCAAGGCGAGCAAAAACCCCAGCACCTTCACCTATTGTGTCAATGAAAACCTTTGCCTTTCCATCATGTAGCCATTGTACGGCTTCGCCAGCCACTTTCATGTGGTCTGCCTTACCTCCTGATTGGTGTATCTTTATCTCTGGCACGTAATTGCCATATCTAGGCACAAAGCAACTGCTGTCACGTCCCATACCAGCGACATCCACACCAACGAGCGGATGTTTTCTTGAAACAAACTTCTCTTTCTGCAATTTTGCCCACCTTTCGTGAGCCAATTCAAGCCAATGCAATGGTATAAGCGTATCTTCCGTTGCCTTGGGGAAAAGACCGAGAACCTTAATTCTGAACAAGTCGTTTGGTCTATAACAACTACCTTCCCACTCAAAATCTCCTTGCCCCTCATCAAAATCAACTTCTTGAATTCTCTCACACCAATTTTCAACCTTATCTTTTACCCATTCATAATCAACTTGGCCTGGAATTACAGTCTTCTTTTTTACTACATTTTCAGCATTTAGAGAACTTAACCTAAACTTCTTGAAACGTGAGGATTTCATAGCCTTTGCTGCGTATCCAGTAGTTACGTTAGGGTTAAACACTAAAAGTAATCGAGAGTTACCTTGTAAGTTACCCTCAATAGCGTTAAAGGTCGTTTCACTTATACCTGATGCCTCTGTAATAACGAACATTGTATTAACTGCGTGAAAACCAGACCATGATTCTTGGTTGTCGTCTGATGCTTTAAAACCTGTTAAGAACCATTCCGAGTGCTTCGTTCTTATTCCGTCTGAAAGTAGTTTGCCATTAAGTACTTTTGCGTTTCTAAATAAGCGACTAATCTCTGGTATCATAATATTAGTTACCTGTCTTCCTGTCGGAGCAGTCATTGCAACTTTCGTATTCTTTATAAGTTCATGTTTTTTGTTCCATCGAGGTGTAAGATACAAAAAACATAGAGCAGCAACGGCAGCAATATAATCTTTTCCACGAGCAGTTCCGCTGGAAACAGCAACCATTTTTTCTGTTTGTACGGCACGCAAGACAGCTTTTTGCTCATCGTCTAAACGGGTATGAAGGACTTCTTTGGCAAACAACACCCAATCGTTTCGCCAAAGTATCATTCTGTTTTTTGCTGATTTACTTATAATCTTCAATTTTCTAACTCCTCTTCATCTGTTACAGACTCCATAAGTTCTTGGAACGGATTTACGTTCACGTCTTGCTCTACTCGTTCTACATAACCACGATTTTTTCCTTTTGTTTTTAAGAAGAAAATAATACCCGTTATGTTACCTTCGCTTATAGCCTTTAACAACTTACTTTCCGCAAAGTCAATCAAACCTTCATCAATGGCTTTCAGCCGTTCTTCCAACATCGGATTTTCTTTTCGCATCTTCCATAAGGTTGTCCTGTCTATATTCAATGCAGAAGCAGTAGAAGCGAGATTGCCAGCTTTCTTCTCATATACTCGAGCTATCGTGTCAAAAGGTATTTTTTTTTTGTTTGCCATGTTTGATGTTTTTTATAAGTTGATAATGTTGAGTATTTTTGAATCCACTTACCTTTCTCTCTTAAACGCTATTTGTTTAGCTTGAAAAAGACTTTGACTACAAGTTTCCTTTGTTTTGCTCTTGATATTTCTTTAAAAACCATTTCATAAGGTCGCTTCCCGATTCTTCGTAAGCCTCTAACTCTTCCATAAGATTATCCGCTTTATCAATTACTGAGTGCATAGCTTCAATTTCTTCATCCGTGCAATCTGGTGCAAAATATGTTCTATCAACATTCATTTTGAGCATCTTCAACTCTAATTCCGTTAATTCGATTTTCTTTTCCATATTCTTTTTGTTTTAAATTAAGTATTACAAATATAACTCTATAATTTATATTTCCGAGCTATTGATATAGCTTTTTTGGTATATTTGTCTGATTTTCCATGAATACCCTTTGTTACGACTTCTGCCCAGAACTCATCGACATTAGAGCGTCCGTAAGATCCGTATTCCTTTTTCTTTCTATCTTTTTTAAACTGATTATATAAACTATTGATTTCTTTTCCTGCTGCTTGATGATTTGGAGAGGAGTAAGCGCTTGTCCATGTAGCGTGTGCGAGTTCATGTGTCATTGTATGCTGTGAAGCTCTGTTTGTAACATTCTTTCCGCCCGTCTTATATTCTATTCTTTTATAGTCTGCCTCCACAACTTTCTTCTTTCTGTCAAAGAATTTTTTGTTCAAATATACACCTTGTGAGCCGTTTGTCGAAATGTATGACACTCCGTATGCGCCATCAATGTTAGCAAGTCTAACATTCCTTTCACGCACTCCCATTACTTTCTCATAACGTGAGATAGCACGGTATAACTGTTTTTGCATATCACGATTTTTCATATCACCTATACTTAATGATGAAGAAATCATCGCATTTGTCTGTTTCGGTGTTAGCTTTCTACCATTAGAGTTTACCGCTACTGATACACCATTTGTTGCAATACTATAATTGTTTTTACCTGAATTTCGTCCCATACTCATATCTTTTTTGCATTTATAAAATCCGTTATATATAGCAATCCGTTGTTCATACAAAACTCTTTCACCTTGCATCCACCTCCATATACAACCAAGTTAGGGCGTTCCAACCCCGATATTTCTTGCGCCACATAGAGGTCTGATTTAAGACTTTCTAGCCATTCGTCCAATCCTCTGGTAAAGAAAGCATTATAACCCTTTGGTATGCCCATTTTGTTGTATTCGATGAACTTGTGGGAGACATTCAAGTCCGCATATACTTTTATGCCACATTCTTGTAAATACCTCGAAAGCCATCGTTTTTTGTAAATTAAATGAATACCATATGCTA